TCACCGTCAAGTCCTGAGAGCAATATTGACAAGTGGTCTAGGAATATAACACGACATTCCAATCCACTGGCAAGGTACTCGATCCTGTTGTAAATAACATCTGGGTCAAAGCTACCAAAGCCATCAAAAAGATAGACGTTCCAATTACCAAGCGTAGCATCAAAAGCCTCCTTAAGTTCTTCTTCTTCGTGTTCTCCGATGTGGAGTGCTTTACCTACAGCTGATGACATCAAGCCAAGAGCTGTACGTTTTGTATTGGACTCCAGTTCTAGTATACCAACTGTCTCTCCTAGTTTGCATAGGTGAGAAGCTAAGTCTCTGACAAATGAAGTCTTACCACTGCCTGTACCGGCTGTGATCGTAATAAGTTCGCCATATCTTATGCCATGTAGCTTGTCATTCAAACCTTGATACGCATACTCATGGTCACATGGTTTGGTTGGTTCGGTTACTACATCGAATAGATTTTTACCATCTATGATTCCGTCTGGTCTGTATGGCTTGGCGTCCCAGATGGCTTTTCTGATGCTGTCAGAATCCCCAGCTTGGAGAGCGTCTGAAGCATCTTTATAATTCTCGAGACGGGCAACTTTGACTCGGCCAGATGGGAGTATTCCCGTGGCAGATTCAGTGGCCTGACGCCCTGCTTCGTCGTTGTCGAAGAAGAGGACGATCTCTTGGTATCCTTGCAAGAAGGGGATCGCTTTTTGGAGGTCTTTCTTGGCACTTGCCGCACCATGAGGTAGGCTGACCATCGGCCAACCTGACATAACCTCGTAACAAGAGGCTGCATCTAGTTCTCCTTCAGTGATAACAATTCGCTTGCCAGTTGTAGGAAATAGGTGTTGACCAAAAAGCGTGCTTGTAGATCCTCCTTCGTAATGGAACTCTTTTGATTTAGTCTTGATTTTAAACCCAGCAACTGACCCATCTGTTCCATAATATGGGAAACGTAGGGTGTTACCGTATCTGTATATGCGGTAGAAGTTGTTGGTAGCTTCGCTGATTCCTCGCTTTTTAAGGGCTTCTGCTTCTCCGAGGAATCTTGCTTTGGTGTTGTTGTCATTATTCATGCGTGGTGTATGGGTGTCCCCTTCCGCAGGGGTGTATGTTTGGCACGCAAAACAGAACTTGTGACCGTCCGTGTAAACAGAGTTAGCATCGGACGAACCACAATTACTGCAAGGTTCGTGTGCCACAAATTCGCTTTCATTCATTATATTAACCAATCTATGGGGATTGCGTGTGCTGCTGCCCATTTGATGCCATGCTTCTCACACCATTGGGCATAAGTTGTTTTGGATTTCTTGCTGATCTTATTGAAAGGAGCTTGAAATACCATACGTAAGTCTAGGTCAGGATTGTCTCGCATGACTGCCTTGATCTTACGTCTATCTTCTGCGTCCCAGTAGCCTTTAGTCTCTAGCATTATGCCATTGACCAGAACAAAGTCAGGATTGTATAGGTGCTGTATGGTGTACGCAACCTTGTGAGTCTCGTACTCATACTTAACACCTACCTTATCCAAGACATCTGCGACGCTCTCTTCGAGCTTAGATCTAAAAGTCTTCTTCTTCTTCGACATTCGCTATTTCTGTCTCTGGGTTTCTACCGACAGCTGTTGCAGTAAAGCCTTCAGTTGTACCGAACATGTCGGCAACTGCTTTCTCATCCATGCTATCTGTGTCTACAGCAGCACCTTCTCCTACAGCAACAACTTGTACGCCAAGCAGTTTAAGAGAACTTCCGTAGGTAACGCCATCCCTGAGTATGTAAGGCTTCTGAAAGAAACCAAGCTTAACTGTTGATCCACCATATAGTGGTGTCTTTGCATCAGTGACTGGTGTACCCTCTGTGTCGACAACACCGGGTCTCTTGTCTTCTCCCCACGAGAACTTGATTTTAAATTTACCATCAGCTACCTCTTCCCATGGTGTAGGTTTTAGGGTGGCTCTCTTTGGATTCTTGAGCTTTGATTCAGCCCATCTGAGCACTTCTGCTCTCTCTGTCTCGAGCTTGTCAATTACATCTTCGCCAACAATAGCAGCGAGTGAGTAACCGAACTTGCCGGGTTCTAGTATGGCTTGAAAGCCTTCTAATTTGATTTCGTCAGTAACGTGTACGTTCTTGGGCATATTTAACAAAAAAAGTAAGTTGATTCAATAACCGTCTCAGGCTGTAAGTCGCCTATGATCGGTGGTTCTGTCTCTGCTCCGACATATAAAGCAAAGGTTTTGAGGTAGTCATGTTCTGCAAACAGAATCATGTATGTCTCCCTTATTATAGCACTAAGTTTACCCATATCGCAAGCCCTGCTTAACACACTGTCATGTATTAGTGCAATCGGCTCATCGAATTTACGCACAGCGAGGTGTAAGAGGCTTGCATCTAAACTATGGATAAGGTTAGGAGCTGTAGCTGCCTTGTGCCTGTTGATGTCGACATCCTTCCCATCTTCTACAGCGACGGAAAGATCGCATCGACCTAATAGCTGTAGTTGTATACGTTCTACCTTTTTCTTGAAGTAACGCTGTCTAACTAGGAAGCCAGAAGGTGTCGTCCATTCTATGTGGTCTTCACCACGCTTGATAGCTTTACCGACCTCCAACTCTATCCATCGCATAACTGACATCGGCCCGGGCACTACTGCCTGCATAGCCTGACGAACTGATTGAACAATGATTGTGAGGTCATCTTTGTCTACATCTAGACCCTTCTCTTCAAGAGCAGCCTTGATGTAAGACCTATTGGAGAAGGCTTTAGCGTTGTACGGTATAGTCATAACAGTACGTTTTACGCACTTCCTATCCCAAACAGCTCTGTACTTCTCTGGTATGTAAGGACGAGATACTTCTGCAACAACTGCATAGGCATCTTGTGGTTTGTCTGATGGCACTACGTTGACAAGTCTAGCTGTTGACTTATCACGGGCTAGGCCAGCCAATATTTGGAGACCTGAGCATGTAGCATCAGTAGCAACGGGCAGGGAGGTGAGGTTACGTGTCTGACGTAAGCAACAAGCGTCGTATTCTTCGCAAGCTGCTAGAAATAGCCAAGGTTCATCTGCACCTTCCCAGTCTCCTATGTGATCAATAGGATTCCGTGCGACACGTGCGATTAGCGAGACATGGGTACGTGTCCAATCCAGTCTCTCTTGCATGGTAGCTTTATCCAATCCGTAAGTTGTGGCTACTTGAAAAGCTAACCACTCCTCTGCATCCTCGGTCATGACAGCAGCATCGGCAAAGTTAAGTAAACTTTTACCAAAATCAGTGTCCTGTGGTGTGAGAAATGCGGGTATTGGGTATGCTCTTCCACGATAGTCGAATGACCAAGGAATATAGAACTCTCTGTCCTTGAAGCGAGCGACAGCCTCCATAGTCATTCGTGTGCGGCAGGATCTCTTGAACTCTGCTGCTCTCTTATTCATTACCTCTGCTGCCTCACGTCGATACTTCTTGCGAGACTCTTTGTTCTCAGCAATGTCGACTGGCTTCGGTGGTAAGTCGTAATGTACGATAGGTAGAAATTTACCAACACTGACACCTCTTTCCTCTAACAGCATAGCTGTGTTTACTATGAACGGGTTTAACCGATATTTTACCTGTTGTATTTTATTGAGAAAAGACAGTGGAATTTCTCCCTGTATAAGGGCGTGATCGCCTCTCCTGACTAGCTCGTGACCTTGCATAACTTCATTTAGGATGTATCCACCAGCTTCATTGTTTGTCCAGTCACGAGGCGGTACAAGCATCGGCCAAGCGAGTGGTGAAAATAGCTCTGCATTTGCCATGACATCATCCTTGATGTCCATGAACTCAGCTGTCGGTACGATGTACACAGTAGTCTTACGTCCAACACGTACTCTTTGCTTGTAGAACCAGCCACTTGCATCCATGATGCAGTCAAGTAACCAGCCACCTAGCTTAGTACGAATGGATGTACCCCACGGTGTCCACGGTTTAACATTATATCTGTTCATTAGCGTCCTAATTACTACGAGCTTCTGTTGTGTACCAATGGCTCTGTGCCAGTAGTTATCCTTGAGTGTCTTGAGTAGAGCTGGTGCGTTCTCTTCGTAGTGACGCATTTGACATTCATCCTCGATAGATTTGCCAATGGCACTACATATGTTTGTAGCTGTGTTGCACTTATCTTTGTAACCGAATACATTATCAAATGTAATCTTACAGGCGATAGCAGCCGCAGCTAGTGCTTCTAGTTCAGATAAGTATGTGTGTATGTCCTTGAAGGCAGCACCATATTTACCTTGATGTATCTTTGTATTTGTATCTTCTATACGTTTTACAACGTGTGGTAACAGCGTGTCGATACTACTCACGCCATATATACTTGCTGACGAATAATTCTGTTGTTCTAACTTAAACGTCTGGTCACGCAACCTCTTCAGACCCTGACTGATCTGTGATCTCTCCAGTTCCAGTTGTTCCGTAATTTGGTCTTGTGTTATATCTGTCTGATAGCTCATCTTTTATCTGTGCAAGTAGGTGTTCTTCTATCTCCTTGTAGTAAGGATGATTTGTGTCTAGCATATCTAGAGCCTGCGAATGGTATGTATAGATATCACTCGAAGGGATCAATTTGTTTCTTTTCATTGTCTGTTAGGTATTTGTAAGGTTTCATGTGCTGTATGTGGT